GTGGCGGAGACAAAACCGCACAAAGGCACGAAGTGCCGACTGCGGTTTTTCGTAGCCTAGCCGCCCGAACAGGGCGGCGTACAGTTACCGTTTGTTATGCGAAGTTAAATCCTTTTTACAACCATTTACCATTATTTTGACAACATTCTTTTATCCAACAATAATTACACAGTTTATATCCTTTATTTACTTTTTCATTTTCTGAAGTTGTTTTTGCGCAAAACATTTTTCCAATAAACCAAAAATAATCAAAATATATTCTAGCTTTTCCGTTTGTATAATTGTTCAAAATATTTTGAAATTTAATAAAGTTATTACTTGGATAAATTTTTGGAACGTATTTTGCATTAAAACATTCAACAAATATTCTTTCCACATGAATATCTATTGGAACATATAATTGTTTTGCAATTTCATCATTTCTAAAGTTTGAATATAAATAGATTATTTCTAAAATTAAACTACCAATTTTTTGACCAACACCTTGTGCATTATATATTTTTTGTCTTAATTTATCAATATTAGTTCCTTTAATTAATTGCAATATTTCATTATAATTACTATCAAAATAATTCATTCCTTTTTCTATATCTTCATTCTTTGGTGTTCTCCTTGTATACAGAGAAAAATTTATAAATTTCATAAATTGTTCCTTATCACAAATAAATTCATTTTTATTTATTTTTAGTTTTTTAAATAAATAGTAATCAAAAAATGTTTCCATTTCTTCCTTTTTAGAAAATAATATTTCAAATGCATCATTTAGTTTATTTGGCATAAGTCCTCCTTAATTGATTTTTATAATTTTATGCTATTTACAACCTTTTGTCTATATATTTTTGAACAAATTCTAGGATTTAATTTCGCATAACGTCCCGGCTGTATGCGACATTCGGAAAATTGAACTTTTCCTTAGGTGCGTACCAATCCAATCTTTGCTAAATCCTTATTACAAAACGAATTAGCGTTGCTGTTCGTTGTATGCTTCAAACTCGGAAATTGTTGAGTAAACAATAAAGTTAGCAATTTCCAAAAAACGAGAGGATTTGTGTATGCACAACGATTTTACCCTGTTTACTAGGACGTACCCTAACGGTACAAAGGTGGTGTTTTACCATGCTTACGATGAGGACGGGAGGCGTGTAGGTCCGTGGACTACCAATAGTCAAAGCCGGACGTTGGCAAGAAACTACTGCAACAAATTGTTAAGAGCGGGGGAACTTATCCCGAACAAAAACAAAAAAGTTACTTTTGGGGATTTTTCAGTGGGCTTTTGGGAACGCGGCTCTGAATATATCCAAAATCAGGAAAGCCGGGGAGAAATTACCGATACCTATTTGAGTAATTGCCAGAAAATGCTGGCTAACCAGATTTTGCCTTTTTTTAAAGATACGCCTTTGAGAAAGATTACCAGTCTTGAGATAAACAGCTGGCTCCTGGGTTTTAAAAACCGGGAAATGGTAAAGGGCGGAGAAAAGGTCGTTATGCACTACCAAAACACTTACGCCAATACGGTGTTCGGAACGCTCAATGTTATGCTAACCGAAGCGGTGCGGCAAAATCTCATCCCTATCAACCCTTGCGATAAAGTGAAGCGGCTGAAAAATGATAAGAGAAAACGGGAAATACTTACGCCTCTTGAAGTGAAAAAATTGTTTCCGGCTAATTACAAAAAAGTCTGGAACAATGAATTGGCCTATATCGCAAACCGCCTGGGGTCTTTGACGGGTATGAGGATTGGGGAGATTTTAGGGCTTCGAGGGGAATATGTCTTTGAAAAGCATATTTACGTCTGCGGTCAATACGGCGAATTCGGGTATAAAGACTATACTAAAACCAAAGAAAATCGCAAAATTCCGCTTATGCTGGAAGCAATCGCGCTGCTTAAAAAACTGAAAATCAAGAACGGCAAGGGTTTTGTGTTTTCTCTGGACGGCGGGGCTACTCCGGTAAGCAATACCATGATACGCCGGGCTTTGGAAGATGCCTTGTTAGCCATAGGGATAAGCGGTGAGGAAGCGAAACGGCGGCGGCTTACTCTGCACGGATGGCGGCATTTTGTAAATACGGATATGTTGCGGCAAGGTTTGACCACGGAACAGGTACAGGCAGTTACCGGGCATAAGTCAAAAGAAATGACCGATGGCAACTACAACCATATCGACCCGACCGAAATTGCCGATGTGATTAAAGCGCAAAGGGCTATTGCAGGGAAGAAAAAACAGACCGCAAAGAAAACTGCCAAAAAAAACGGTAAAGAAAAATCCGGTACAAAGACTTTTACCCTGGTGAAAACAACTGGCCGTAGATCCGCTTAAAACAGACCTTGATTGATTATAGCCTCCGCTTTCCATGCGGGGGCTTTTTTATACCCTGAAAACTATTTTTTTTCAAAAAACTTAAATTTGAACTTTTCCTTAGTTTTTTTCCGTGCCGTTCAATGCGATTTTTGAATCATGTTGAGGGGGCGTTATGAAACTGCGTTTCATATTCGGTTTTAATATGCGGTTATTCAACCGCACGAAACAGAGGTTGTTATGGAAATTCTGTTGACCGTTAAGGAATTGGCGGCGGCTTTGAAGCTGACCGAGCAGACAATTCAGCGGTATATCCTGCGTAACGAAATACCTTACCGCAAGATTATGAGGGCTATTCGTTTCCGTCCTTCCGAGATTAACCGCTGGATTGATAACGGCGGTCTTGACGCTGCCGGAATTATTAGCGGTGAAACCGAAACCTTGAGGCTTGATGTGCGGGAAATCGGGGGCGAGATAATATGACGGACTTTGACAGGGCCATCGAGGAAGCGAAGGCGGATAATCTGCCTTTTGAAAGTTGGGAACGCCTGCCTGCGGAAAGCGGCGCGGCGTTTTCGGCGTTCTGCGCTTTTCGGGATTTGGGGCTTGAGAGAAATATCCGCAAGGCGGTTGAAACTGCTGAAAAAGATGTTGTTGCACAAGGCAGAAAGTACAAAGTGTGGCGAAACTGGTCTACACAATTCCGCTGGCGGGAGCGTGCGGCTGATTTTGACCGTTACATGGAGAGACTGAAACAAGGGGAGCTGCGGAAAACCATCGAAGCCCAGGGGGAATTGCACAGGGCTGTTACGGGGAAAATGCTCGAGGTAGCCAAAAAGAAACTCGACACTATGAACCCTGACGAACTAACCCAGGGCAATTTGACCGATTGGGTGCAGACGGCGATTAAGGCGGAACGGGAAGCGGCGGGGCTGGTTTCTGGTAACGGTAAGGGCGAAACAAAACAGGGGGAACTGAATTTTGCCTCTGACTTTGAGGGGCTGTAATGGGTACTTCGGTTTTGTTCAAGCCTACGGCTATTCAGCGGAAAGCGTTAGCCCTTTTGAAAAGCGGGGCGAAACATATTTTGCTGTTCGGCGGCTCTCGTTCCGGTAAAACGACCGTACTGGTTATGGCGATTATTTACCGGGCGTTGCGGTTTGCGGGAAGCCGCCATTTGATTTGCCGTTACCGCGCTAAAGACGCGCGTTCTTCTGTTCTGCGTGAGACTTTAATTCCGTGGCTTAATAACACGGTCGGGAAAAACGGTTATACCTATTTGGCGCATGAAAGTATGATTACCCTTTTTAACGGCTCAGAAATATGGATAGGCGGTCTTGGGGACAGGGAGCAGGCGGATAAAATCCTCGGGCATGAGTATTGCACAATTTATTTTAACGAGATTAGCCAGCTTTCATACGCGGCTGTAACTACCGCCTATTCGCGGCTTGCAATGCGGGTGCAGGGCTGTAAAAACCTTTTTTACTATGACTGCAATCCGGGGTCGCCCTTGCATTGGGCTTTCAAGATATTTGTTCTTAAACGTCAATTCCTTTCGGGTGAACCGCTTGAAAAATCGGAACTGTATCAATCCATGATTTTGAACCCCGAAGATAACAGAGACAACCTGCCTGAAGATTATATTTCCGATATTCTCGATGTTTTACCAGAAAAACAAAAAGCCCGCTTCCGCGACGGGCTTTGGGTAAAAGCCGAGGGCGTGATTTACGACAAATTCGATGAAACGATGATCCTGAAAGCTGATGAATTGCCGGAACAATATGACCGACTGGCGGCGGGGCAGGACTTTGGATTAAACATTACCTTCGTAAAAATTGGCTGGCTTGGCGATGTGATATACGTCCTGGGCGATTACGGCGCGTTTAATATGACCACCCAAAGTTTTAACGAGGAAGTAACCGCGCGAGGTTTGTTCGCTGCCAACGGCGGCGCAATGTCTGACGGGTTTTCGGTTTTTTGCGATCCCGCTGGCGGGGAGCGTATACAGGAAATTACCGGGGGAGTTAAGGCAAATAATTCTGTTGAAAGCGGTATAGATTTTATCAGTGCAAAAATTGAGCGTAAACAGTTTTTTGTTTGTGAAAAGTGTACGGGTGTTCTTTCGGAAATTTGGGATTACTGCCGTGATGAGGCGGGGCAGATCGTAAAAGTTAATGACCATTTTTTAGACGCTTTGCGGTATGCGGTTTTCTCCAGTGTTCAGCAGGGAGTGATTTTCGCATGAACATCTTCAATTGGTTAAAACATAATTCCAAACGCAAGAACGCTGCCGGAACGTTATCTGAAAAAAGTTTAATAAATTCTTCATTTTCCTTGACTTCCGATGAGGATTTTACTAAATTTAATATAGAACCCCTTAACGACAATTATCTCTGTAACGCATGGGTGAATATTGCGGTTAATATCCTTATCCGTAATATTGCGCGTGCGGATTTCATTCTCGAAAGAGACGGGGTTGAGCTAAAAAGCGGTCCCCTCTTTTCTCTGTTCCACCGACCAAACGAATTCTTGAGCCGTTATGATCTGTGGAAGGAAACTGCCGCATGGTGGTTTATTGAGGGCGAGGCGTTTTGGTGGTTCGGGCCGGATTACTCCGGCGGCGTACCGAAACAACTGCATATTCTTAACCCGCGGAAACTCCAACTTGAGGGAGAGGGGTTGGACGTGCAGGGAGAATTTGTCCGCAAGAAACGGCGGTGGTTTTACCATGCCGGGGCTGATTTAGTACCGATATTTCCTGACGAAATAATCCACTTTAGGGATTGGAACCCTTGGAACTCTCTGCGTGGTGTAAATCCTCTTGTCTCCCTTTCCCTCGAACTTGAACAGGACTACTTTTCCAACAAGGCAAATTCAACATTACTCAAAAATAACGCCATCCCCCAGGGCTTGCTGAAAACAGACCAGACATTACGGCCTGAAGAAGCGGACGCATTAGAGAAAAGATGGGAGAGCAAATACGGTGCTGTCAAAGCGGGGCGGAAAATTGCGGTATTGGGTAAAGGTACGTCTTTTGAGGCGTTAAGTTTTAATCCTGACGTTGTTAAATTATTCGAGTTAAAACGCTGGAACCTCTACACTGTTCTCGCAAAATTCGGAATACCGCCTCGTGTCGCAAACATTTCTGACAAATCAACGGCTCTGTCCGGTAAGGACACAAAAGAGCAGCACTCGGCGTTCTGGCAATACACTTTAATTCCTCTGCTGCGGCAGTTTGAACAAAATCTTGAAAGTAATTTTTTCATGCGCTTCAACCTGAAAGAGACGGGGCGTTTTGATTTATGGGATATTCCCGAACTTGCCGAAAACGAAGATTCACAGAGCAGAAGAGATATTGCGGAGATAAACGCCGGAATAAAAACAATTAACGATGTTTTAACGGAGAGAGGCAAAGAGCCGAAACCCTGGGGTGATGTTTGGTATCGTCCGAAAAATTTTATTCCTACCGGTAAAGAGGGGGAATAATGGCAGGGGGTACGCTGTTAGTCAGCCGTTATACAAATTGGCTTCCCCATTTCAAAATGCGTCTTGAGGCGTTGGGGTTTCCCGATGTTCATGTTACCGATACGGAAAAAGACGGTCTGAATATGCTGATTAACGAAATAAATCCGGGTTATGTGTTAATCGGCAGTAATTTTTACAGTTGCGGTACGCCTTATATGATGGGGCAGTTGTTAAGCGTGTTTCCTAAATTGAATGTCGCTATCATCACGACTTCACCCTTCCCCGATGGTATTGCGACATGGTTTATTTTTCACGGAATAAAAACATATATAAAACTTTCTGACGGCAAAGATGAATTTCATTACGGCTTGCAATGTATTCTTGACGGAAAAAAATATATCGCTCCTGACGTGCGGAAAATAATTGAAGAATTACCTGAATGGCCTGACGTGCTTTTAAAAACAAGCAAACGGCAAAAAGAAGTTCTGTTAATGCTCTGCTGCGGTTTCTCTATTAAGGAAATTGAAAATTGTCTGCAAATTGGCAAAGTAACCGTTGAATATCATATTAGGGATTTGAAAAAAGTATTTAACTGCGGCGGCAGGGAAGAACTGATTATGATAGCGCATTGTCTCGATATTTTTACCAAAAATGATTTGTGTTTTTACGGTACGGATTACCACAAAAATAAAATACCTGATTGGGCAAAAGCCCAACAAAATATAAACGGAATGAGGAGGATTTATGTTAATCAGAACTAAGAGAGGAGAATTCCAAACGGGCAATGCTTCCATATTGCTTGATTTTTTGGGAATTCAGAAAGAGGCGGCGGGTGTTCAGAAAGTTGCGGGGGATGTGGAACTGATTGCGTCCGTTCCGTTTCAATTAACGGCGGAAATTGAAACGGAAAAAGGGTTTCCGTGGACGCTTTCGACTTTTGACATTGACCGTTTCGGGGAGCGGATAGACCCGCAGGGGTGGGATTTTAAGCGGTATATGCAAAATCCGGTTGTGGAGTGGGCGCACCGCTACGATATTCCCGCCATTGGCAAGATTGAAGGTTTGACGATTGATGATGAAGGGCTTCACGGGCTTGTGTTCTTCAATTCAAAAGATTTTGACGCTTTCGGCTGGAGTATCGGAGAGCGTGTAAAGGCGGGTGTTATCCGGGCGGGGTCGGTGGGCTTCCGTGTTATCGAGATTGAAATTCCTTCAAAAGATGACAGCAAAGACGGCACTTCTTTAATTTTCCGCAAACAGGAACTTCTGGAATTTTCAATTTGCAATGTTCCCGCCAATCCGTATGCGCTGGCTAAGACAATTAGCAATGAGCAATTATCAGTGAGCAATGAAAAAGGGAATAATGCTGTTCCGTTTTGGAATGGCTTTATCAACAATTTGTAAGGAGAAATCAGGAACGTTGTTCCTGTTCGATTAAACTGCGGCTATACAGCCGCATAGACAAGAGGTTAATCATGGACGAACTGTTAAAGGCCATAAAAAAGAAACTGGCCGACATGAAGAAAATCGAAAACACCGGGTTTTCAGATCCGGCGAAGGCGGCGGAGTATTTTCAGGATAAGGAAATACTGCTTGAAGAAATGGCAAAAACTCTTGAAACGGTTGCAACGGAAAATTCAACACAGGTAGAGCAACTGGAGCAAACAGTCAAGAGTTTGCGGAACGAACTGAAAACCCAGGTAAAGTACCCGAAGGAAATAAGCCGCCGTGAACTGCTTTACAATCTAGGCAAGGGTATTTCTGCGGCGTGGGCGGGAAATCATAAGGTACTGGCGGATTTATCCTTTACGCCAAACCTCAAGGCGGACAACTGGACTAATCCCAGAGACATATCATGGGGTGATAAGGGTTGGGCCAGCAAGGCCGCATTGGGTGAACCGATGGGGAACATGGCGACTAACGAACAGTACCTTATCAATCCGATTTATGAAACCGAAATTATGACGGATGCCGCAAAAAAAAGCGTAATGATGAACCTTGTTAGTCATCGTCCGATGATGGGGCCTTCAATGTTCCTCCCTACAATGGAGCGCGGCGGTGTACGGCTTAACTGGTTGACCGCCTACGGAGATAAAATTAAGGGCAGTAAGCCGAAAGGGGCCGAGCGTGTCGAACTGAAAGCCTACACCCTGGCGGGTTATATTCCGTGGTTTGATGAATTCGAGGAGGATGTCTTTGTGGATTTGGGGGCTATTTTCATCAGCGAATTCATTGAAGCGTACGGACAGGAATTCGACCGTCAATGCCTGAGCGCCGATGACGATCCTTTTGTCGGGGCTATGGCCTCCCCTGATGTTACCGAGGTTGTTATAAAAGGGGACACTATCGACGATTTAACATGGAAAGACTTCCGCGATGCTGTATATAAAGTGCCCGCGGAAGAACGTAAGGATTGTTCGTGGTTTATCAACGAGACAGTGTTAAACCACATAGCCAACATTGAAGATACAACAGGCCGCCCGATTTGGCGGCGGCCTACCGAGGCTATGCCGGGGCGGCTGGATTTGTACCCCTATCACGAGGTTTCTATTCTCCCGCAGATTGCCGACATTGGCGAAGGGCAGCCGTTCGCTATCTTCATGAACCCGAAGCGAATTCAGCATGGCAACCGCAGGGGCATTGAACTGAAAAAATTTGACCAGACAACCGAGAGCCTTGAATACGGCGAGTTGTTTTTACGGTTCAGGAAGCGGGACGGGTTTTTGGTTACAAGACCGAAAGGAAACATGGTCGTACTGAAAACAAAAGCAACGTAAGGAATGAGAAATGAGCAATGAGAAATGCTGTTGTTTGCGGTCTGTGTGTGTTGGCAATTTGCTTTTCTTTCATTGCTCATTGTTAATTGCTAACTGCTCATTGATATGACATCGTTGGGAAACAGTATTGCCGTTCCGTGCGTTCAGTTTATTTTAGACGGAATGAAATAATCTCCGCTAAAAGAGTTATTTGAAATTTTCAGGGAAGGATTTTTTATTATGGTAAAGCCGTCCGGTTTGGGTGGTCGGGCGGCTTTTTTTTATTTTGTAAAGTGTTCCACTAATAAACGCTTGGCGGCGCGGATGGCGTTTATTGTCCTCTGCCTTTGCCATGCTCCTTCGGAGGGAGCCCATTTGAAACCGTGGGATTTAAGAATTACCCTGATTTCTTTGGAGGGAATATCATCAAAAATAAACTGTATACGGTTTATTTCAAGATTGATTTTCATTTCCCCGCCGTCAAACGTGATGTTTTCGGTTTCCATTTCATCGAGTATTTTCAATTCCTCGAGTTTTTCTTTTACTCTGCGGATTTCCGCGCTGTTATTGCTCAATGCCCATGCGGGGAACGGTTTTGTTTCATAGCTTGGCATTTTATGTTTTAGTTTTTCGATGGTTTCATCGGAAAGCCCTAATTCATATAGGGCTTCTTTGCCTTGTTTCCATGCCTTATTCACTGCTTTCATGTGTTCCTGTGCGGTTTCCAGTTGTTTCAATTTGGTTTCATACCGTTTGACGGCTTCGCTATCGTCTCCGCTGATTGAATGGTTACTTGCTGCGGTGTCCGCTCTGTCCTGGTAGTATGCCGCTTTGTCTCCCGCTTCGCTGGCCCGATGATGTGCGGCATCTATTCGTTTTAGTAATGCGCGGTGTCTTTTTTCGCTGTGATGCCCTACTAAAATAGGCTGACCAAAAGGAATAACGCTCCCCATGTCTTCTGCGTTTTTCATTTCCTGATTGGCAAGAATATTTGTTTTCCTTGCCTTTTCGGTGAAAGTTTCTATCTTCTTTTCTTTCCTCTCTGCGTAGTCTTTTCTGCCGATTGCCATATTCAACTCCGTAAAATAAAATCTCCCCGCATAAGCGAGGGGTGTACCGTTATGCTGACAGTTCCTCTTTGTTTTTTTCATTTAGCGATAGTTTGGATTTTGCAAATGCACAGCATTGGCATTTATCGTTTAATTTGCATGATTGGCAGACTTTTTCTGCGTCAATAATTTCAGGTAATTTTTCTATAATTGCGTTGATCGTTTGGGTCATGGGTAGGTTCCATAACCATGATAAACGCCTGACCGATATAGTCGCAAAATTTGAAAATTGCGGCGTATAAAAAACATTTTCATAATCAAGTTTCTTTTTCATTTTTCTTTCTCCTATAATTGAAATACCCCGGAATACTCCGGGGGTTGTAAATTATGCGGACAGTTCCGCCCATACTGCAGGATTTTCTTCTAAATACCTGTACCAAGTGCGGGAGACTTCTTCCAGGGTGTACCAAGCGAAAACATTATAGAGAGTTGTTAATTCATCCCATTGTTTACCGCTGTCCCATAATGCCCGCCCGACTTCTGACGGTGTGGGCTTATCGCTATTGCGGAACACGCCGAAACCCTGAACCATTGAAATGATGTCTGTTCCCATTTCTTCGGCAGATTGTTCCATGTGGGAAATAATGTCTTTACGGTTAGCCTTGAAAAAAGCGATTGTTTCATCGTAAAAAATGAGACCGGATATACCGCAATCCGCCCCATGTTCTGCACAATTTTCAAATTGAGTGGAAAGGTCGTTGAAAACCCTGCCCGAACCGTGCAGGGGAAAACCTAACGCCTTGATGACGTTGTTTACTGTTGCTTCCTGAAAACCAGAATTCTTATAGATAAAATTCCGCATTACCTGAATGTTGGATATGCACATTCTGAAACCTCCTGAACACTGATACCCGATAGCCAAGAACGGGGGTGAGAAACTGCGGACTAAAGTCCGTCAAACAAGCGAAACTGCAGAGCGTCCAAAGCCGGCCGGGGTGCGGCGGTGTTTGGATGGCGTGAGTAGAGATAGTCGATGTAGTGATTTGCCTGTGTTACGGTGTGAAAATAACGAGAATGTGAAAGCATGGAAGTATGAGAGCCGACAAGAAAGGGAAAATATTCTGTTGTGCTATGAAGTGAAATACTGACTAATTGAGTTTTACAACCTGAAAACTTGAAACCGCAGCAAACCTGATAATACATGGACACACAAAACCCACAAAAGAAATAGGCTAAAAAAATATGATTTGAATTGTGCCTGCAATAAGCCCGGCCATACGGCCAAGTGGGGCAAGGTGTTTTGTTCCCTTGCTGATATGTGTTATTTAAATTATAGCAAATAAAATAAATTATGTCAATAAAAAAATAAATTATTTTTATTTATGGCGTGTAACATTTATAAAATGCAGAAAATGTTTTGTGTAATAATTTGAGACTAACAAAAAAACATATAGCCGGACATACTGAATAATTACAGCATTGAAGAAAACTCCGGCGTAACTTCTTACACGATGGCTGGACGGGCGGTTCTTGAAAGTTGCGGGCGGCTTGCGTACTACCCCACCGCTTACTTACCCTTCACCGCTAATGACAGGTTATGTAAACTGTCTAATACCGCATGGCAAGAAAGGGGACTTTCGGACATGATGATGAGTAAGTACGAAAAACCAGATAGAAAAAGATAGATTTGAAATTGCGCCCTTTAACAAAAACCGACTGAACGCAGACGGGTGGTTTGGTGTAGTGGGCTGTAGTGCCCCCTCGCCCTGCATGGGGGCACGCTCACGGAACCAAGCCGCCCGCCTGATATGTGGTATAACATTTGCAAATTGGTTACTTCATTTTTTTAAG